GCGACCGCTTGAGCAATATCATATTTTCCTTTGTATATAACTTTATATTTTTGATACACAAACCTAACAGACACGCGATGGAAGTTATCGTCTGCCCAACTAACCGTTTGCGGTGCAATACCAACAGGGAAAGCGTCGACTAACTCTATTGCGTATATCTGTTTAATGAAGTCGTCGTACTGAACAATTTTAATGTTGGTCATGTATCGAGTTTCATCGTCTTTAGCATATCGTAGGTTGTTTGTGTCGGAAGGCATAATACATTCCAACCATCTATCAAACAATTTTCTTTCGTAGAATTCGTTGGTACACACAAAGGTCAGAGTAATCTCGTCGTATTGTGTTTGATATGGTACTTTGTATGTAGGACCATACACTTTAACGTCTGCAGTCAGAATTGATTTACCTGGTAGTTCTGTCTGCTCACATTGTAAAGCAAGGTATCTAGAAATTGCTGGACTAGAAGAAACTTGCCCTTCAGAAACACCTTTATTGAATGCGTCAGCAATAGTTGAGTATATTGAATTTGGTAAATTAAACAACTTATCTAAAACACTTGTAGACACGAAGCTACCTACATAAGTAGGTATAGGTAATATCACTTCAAAACGGCTGGGTTTTGCTAACCCAGACTTCGCTTTGATGTTAGATAGAAATAAATTAGGACTGAATGACATTAGAATTTTTTCCTTGAGTCTGCGAAGACGAAATCTTTGTTGGCTTTTTCGAAGTTTTCTGCTGGTAACAACACAGCAATATCCCACTCGTCAGCGTTTATTTCTAAAAATTGACTTTGCACATGACTATACAAGTAACGTTTAACACAAGCCGCAAATTGATAATGCTTAGAAGCTCTTGCTAATAAGCCGTAACTCAATCTTAGTCTTGTTGTTGCGTCGTATTTGCTATTCGTTGCGTATTCGCTTAGACTGTCTAACAACAACAATCGTTGTCTAGGATGAATGTAGTGTAGATTCAATCCAAGAAAACCATCAGGATAATTCTCGATAGGTATCACTAAAGGAAACTTGTCGTAATATTTCAAAGTATCTTTAGTCTTTGGATCGTAAAAGTAAAAGAACATTTTACCAATAATAGGCATTGAAACTTTACGCTTGTTATCACGCATGACTGTTTGTCTAGCATTAGCAAGGTCTTTTACCTTTTGTCTAATCCATTGACGAGCACGACGAGATCCTGATTGTTTACCAGTATCTTGTAGTTGGTCTTTTAGTCTATCTATTAAATAAGCCATGTTATATTTATAAGACTAAAACAAACCTAAATGTTTTTCAGTGACAACCACAAACTTCCATCCGTGTTCTTCGCAAAACTTATCAGCAGCTCTCCACTTTTCTTGATTGATTGCGTAGGTTGCCGCTTCAGTGATAAATCGAGATGTTTTACGTTTCTGTGTTGGCATTTTAGTCTGTGAGTCTGGTTTAACTTCAATGACATAAGTCATTACTGAACCATCTTTGCGTTTCATTTGAGCAATGAAGTCGGGAAAGTATCTATGTTTTTTATTATCTACAGGACTAACGTATGGAATAACAAGCTCTTCAGAATTCCACCAAATAACCTCAGGATGGGAGTCGAGCCATTTCATTACTCGTAATTCCCAACTGGACCTGTAGATTATATTATTAACATCACCCCGATACTTTTTTGGTATTGTTGGGTGAAATCTACCTTTATATGTTTTATGACCAAAACTCATATAAATATATAGTCAATCTAAAAGGATAAAGATGTCGCTATTCAATCTAAATGAAATATCATTCAAAGAGGATACTTTGTTTGATAAAATCAATCAAGGCAACTTAGGCCTGAACTCTATGTATATGAATAATATATTTAGATTTCCAGAAGATATCGGTAATTATGACAAAGGTCATTACATGATTATCAATATTGGACAACAAATCAAGACTAAGTATCGGTCTGCTGACGGTGATATGGGTCCAATGACTGTTGAAAGGAATTTAGGTGCACTACAACAAGAGATGGGAACATCTATCAATGCTGTTTCTGCGGGGACTAAAGTGTTGGGTGAAGCGGTATCTAGTGCAGTAGAATGGGGTAAGCAAGTAGTTGATACATTTAGTGTTGATTCAGTTAAAGTTATGCCTCTTACTGCGAATAGTAATAATACAGGCGCTCGTAAAATAATCAATGATGTGTCTTCCCAATTACAAAAGCCTAGTTTCCTCAGAACAGTGAGACTGACAACAGACACTATCGCGCTGTATATGCCTGACACATTACAATTTAGTTATAATCAAGGATATTCTGATTTGAGTATGAACCAGGGTATTCTTCCTGGACTTGCCTCTGCTGGTGATGCTGGAGTTTCTGCTATACAACAAATAGCAAGAGGTGGAGACATTAAATCTGCTGTTGCTGGTGCATTAAAAAATATGACACCATTTATAGGCACCAAACTTGCAGAAGCACTTTTACCGGGTGGTGTTGGTACTGCAATAGGTGCTTCGTTATTTGGTGCAGTATTAAATCCTCAATTAGAATTACTATATTCATCACCTGAATTTAGAACATTTAGATTTGAATTCATGATGTATCCTAGAAGTCAAAGTGAAGCTTTAAGTGTTCAGAAGATTATTAATAGACTACGTTTTCACCAAGCACCTGAATTACTACAAGGTGGTTCAGCGGGATTATTCTTAGTTCCACCTTCGGAGTTTGATATTAGTTTTTACTATAACGGTCAAGAAAATCCAAACATACCTTCAATATCTACTTGTGTACTAGTGAATATTGAAACAGACTATGCTCCTAATGGTCAGTTTGCAGCGTACGAAGTTCCTACTAGCTTCGGGGGTGAGGTTAAATTGGGCGGTACTGGTATGCCTGTTGGCATCAGACTTTCGTTAACATTCAAAGAAACACAAATACTCACGAAGTTTAATTATGCTGGATTACCTGGTGGTCAAACATCAGCTTCAACATAATCAACATAAGACACTCACAAATGGCAAAATATTTTAAATTATTTCCTAAAACACTCTATACACTAGCAAACAATGCTACTAGTGTTGAGACTGTTACTAACGTTATTGCCCGATATAACTTCGATGACGCATTTAAGAATAATAGTGCTGTATACTATAACTATAGGGTTAGAGATGGAGAGACTCCAGAAATTATTGCAGATAAATTGTATGGCTCATCAGAAAAGCATTGGGTTATCTTAAGTTATAACGATATCTATCATCCTCAGTTTGATTGGGTTTTAGAGTCTGCAAGTTTAAATAGGTTCATCGAAAATAAGTATTTACCAAGCGCAAACACTCTTGCTGGTCAAACAGGAACACAGTGGGCAAACGCTAACGTATATGGTTACTTTAATAAGATAACGCAAACTAACACGAAAGTAAATAAAGTGGTATCCGTTGAAGATATTCAACTTGATGCTAACACCTATGCAAACACAGCTACAGCAACAACTAATACTTATACTCTACAAGACAACAACATAATTAAAATTGATACTGTAAAATACACAAAAACATACTTTGAGTATGAGGAAGAGTTAAACGAAAGTAAGAGAATAATTAAAGTTGTTAAGCCAGAATTTGTTGCTGATATTGAAGATTCTTTACGAAAAGCTAATGAATAATGTCTGAGATAACCCTAAGGCAGTCCACTCAGTTTGCAATAAAAGAACTGAAAATTATCACTAAAATCCAAGGAATGTCTGATATAGACATCTCTGGTTTATATGAAGAGATTAATATCTTTGATAATTTATTGAATCCGTGCATGTCAGGATCCATTCTAATTAGAGACGCTGTTGGTCTATCTGAGAAGTTAATGTTTGATGGTTCTGAAGTATTGAAAATCAAAATTAATAAATCGGTAGATAGTGACGACGCTCATATAAACAAACTGTTCAGAATATACAAGCAATCGAACAGACAAAACGTAAATATGTCGAGCGAGACGTATGTGCTTCATTTTATCTCAGACGAGTTTATATTCTCAGAGCAACAAATCGTTTCACAGGCTTACAACACAACATATTCAACAATAGCCAAACAAATATTAACTAACCAGTTAAACGTTCCGACAAACTCGTTTGGGTTGATTGAAGAATCTACAGGTCTTAAGAAAGTAATTGTTCCAAACTTGAAGCCCATCGAGGCAATCGAGTGGTGTGCTAGAAAAGCTATTGATATAAAGGGTTCTCCTAACTTCGTATTCTTTGAGAATAAGTTGGGTTTTAATTTTGTAACTTTATCGACTTTATTATCTGCTCGAAGTATAGGCACAATTAACTTTAGTCCTAAAAATCTTGTCGAAGATGTTACGGATGAAATCTGGGGAGCGCGTCATGTTAAAGTTATATCTCAGTTTGATTTTATACAAAATACAAGAGCAGGTGTCTATGCTGGAAAATTTATTGGTTTTGACCCTGTTTCTCGCAGTATAGGACAACTAGACGTTTCGTATAGCGACAACTACGAACTAATGAGTCATGGTAATAAAACGAAAAACTTATCGTTGGTTACGAATAAAAATGGCGATCTAAATACTCAAACGTTCAACTCTAAAAAAACATTGTATCACTTCAGTTCGAGT